TAACGCTATTCCCATATTTAGCATATCCATAGCTTGAGCAAAGGTAATTTTCTTTCTGTTAGGATCTACTACTTTCCAATCCCTATCAATATTTATTTTATTTATTGTTACTGTACTGCTTTCATATCCTCCACTAGTTACCCATTTAAGCTCATTGTCTTTGTAAATAACTCTATTACCTGACAAAGTAGTAATCTCTGTTCCATCTGCAACCGTACCTGCTTGTATACCATTAATTAACTCACTCAATCTCATCCTAATTCCTCCTAATAGTTTGTCTCTTACATAATTACCATTAGAGGATATGAGATAGTTGTGACCGTATTAATTATAATTTAAACTCATGATTACCTATTACTGCTGTTGTCTGCTTTACTGCAAACCATTCTACATAACCTGTAACTGCAGGATTATAAAAGAATAACGCTCCTCCAACTGTATTAGAGCCTGCTATAGCCTCCTGCACTGCATCCTTAGAGGATTGTGAGGCGGTATTATTAATCCTGCCATCAGATATAGGACTAAACTGCCCTGACTCAAGGATTACTCCCTCAATACTGTTAGGGAACTGTCCTGAGGCTACTCTATTTAGAATGACCTCAGCAACTGCTACCTTACCTGCATAGCTTTCTCCTTGAGCCTCTGCCTCAACTAATCTACTTAAAAGATCATAACTTTCTACCCCTGCTGTAGATGTTTCTGCAGGTTCTGGATCAGGGATAGGCTCAGGAGTAGGGATAGGCTCTGGATCAGGCTCATCTACAGTAGATACTGTCTCAGGTACTGTTGCCTCAGGGACAGCCTCAGGTTCTACATCAGGGATTACATCAGGGACAGCCTCAGGTATTTTTTCCTCTACAATAGGAGCAGGCTCTACCTCAGGATCTGCTTTAGGTTCTTCCTCTGCTACCTCTGTTGTTTCCTCCTCTGAGGTATATAAAACTAAGTCCTCCTGCTTATCAATTGTTTCAGGATCAGATAGTAGGGACTCCTCATTTACAACCCTAATACCTACTTTTTCTACTGCATTTACCTCTATAGCTGTTAATGGATATGTTATTAGCATTACCAAACAGATAATAATTTTTATTGTTTTCATAAGTCCTCCTATATAAATAAAAAAGAGAGGAGCATAACAGCCCCTCCCTCCTATTTAGTTTCTATTAAAATGGTAAGTCATCATCAGTAATATCAATCGTTACTGAGGGAGCACCTGTATTAGGCTCTCCTTTAGCATCCTCACTGTCATCCTCTGACAAATCAATATGAGGTAAGTGAGTTTCAACATCAAACCCTGCCTCCTTTAAAAGCTTAGCTAAGAATTTAGCATCATTAGGCTTAATAATTGACTCAAAATACTCATCCTCAACAGTTAAGTCTTTTAATGCCTCAAACTTTTCTTTGTCCTCTGCTTTTAATCTAATGATAGGATTAAGACTGTAAAGAGTGTCTGTCTTAGTGCCCGTACGTTTAAAATTAAAAGCAATCTCTGAGACATCCTCAGCATACTCATCTATAGTAGAGATCATGTTTTTTGCTTGAGTTTTAGAACAATCCCATGCAACTAACTCTCCTGTTTCTACAGATCCAAATACAAATACATACCTTGATTTAGTATATAAGTTTGAAAATTCCTCTCCGCCTTTTTCAAAAGCTACAACTAAGGGAGATTCTTGTCCTGAGATAGCCTGATTGTAAATACCTAAGTTAAAGTCTCCTACTGCTGAATATTCAACATAGTCCTCTACCCCTAATAATCTTACTTTGTGTGACTGTCCCTCTTTAAGTCTTAGATAGATCTTACTTAAATCTAGTTTATCCTTAATTGCGTTCTCTTTTGCTTTGTTACCTCTTGCTGTAATTACTGATGACATATGCCTATCTCCCTTTTTCAGCTCTTAGCCATCTGCTAATATGAGCTATTAATGTAAGGTTATTTCTTACCAACCTTATCTCTTTAGTAGGAGTCGAACCTACAACCTACAGAGTAGAAATCTGTTGCTCTATCCAATTGAGCTATAAAGAGTGTAAATAGCAGGCAGAGATGCTTAACATACTACCTGAGCTAATCAGTGGTAAGTATAGAGCTTTGCTCTTAAGTGCCTGCTAATATCTCCTAGATAGGACTCGAACCTATAACCTGCAGTTTAGGAAACTGTTACTCTATCCACTTGAGCTACTAGGAGGGTATGAAAGAATGATTAGACTTTATAAAATAACTATAAGAATTTTATAATAGCCATTGTACTTTTATGACTGTTGCTGTATTATAAGGAGGTAGCAAATATAACCTAACTTTAGGACTTATCTCCCTACTGTTGTAATACTGCTATTAACCATCTTTTAAAGTGATATTGTAAGGTCATCAGAGAGCTAAGCACTCATGCCTAACTCCCCTACCTCACTATTATCATTAGAGCCTATCTTAGAACTGTGACAAATCTATTGATAAGCCATTTTCTTTTGCAAAGTCTGTAAATCTTGACATAGCCCTAGACTTACGCTTTCTTAAAGTCGCTGACTTTATCTCAGGGAAAGCTGTAGCTAATTTTACATTTACTATCTTAGAGGTAGCTGTAGCATCTGATAATATAATAGATATTACTGCTTTAACAATAGAGCTGTCTGCCTCATTAACATCTGAAAATTTAACTACCATTGTATTTAGTTGAGTAATTAGACTGTTCTCGCTGTCTAGCTCCTCAATAAGGTTTTTATATGCATCATCAGGATCAGTAGCGAACTGATGCTCTACTGTATCCATAAATGTACCCTCATCAGATCCATAACTATAATCTAAGGATAGGCTTACCCTGTTAAACTCCTCAGATTTAGTAGTTTGCTTTTTGTAAATATAGTCATTGATTGCCCATTTCACATTAGTAGAGACATAAGATACAAAATTAGAACCTCTTTCTGCAGTATAAGTATTAACAGCTTTCATTAAGCCAATATAAGCAACCTGTACAAAGTCATCTTTTTCTAAGTTCAGACCGCTTGACTTGTGCCATTCTCTGTAAGCCTGTTGCTGTATGATGCTGTCTAGTTGTTCTTTTATGTCATTAAATATAAAATCATCCTTAGTTTCTCGATATTGTGTAACCATTTCTCCTAGTTTGTAATCTGGTAATAAGTTTGTCTTGTTTGTCATTGTGTATTCCTCCTAAAGTGTATTGCAGTATACTGTAATCAGATAGAAAATAAAACAGCCCATAAAAAAGCAGTAAAGCCTCAAGTAACCTTATATGAGACCTAACTACTTTCATCATGAGCCATGCTTACAGTAACTTGTTATCAGTATACTGTAATTATGAAACCAAAAAAAATAAAGAGTGCCCTAGCAAGAGAGATTTTTATTAATTTGTCTGTCTTATTTGTCATTTCTGTAATACTTTTTACTACATTTGTAACTATAACAGTATACTGTAACTATTACAACCGTTATAGCTACATTTACTACTGAAAAGGCTATATTCTTTTTACCCCTGTCTTAAATTATAAAAATTTAGGCTCTATTAAGTATGCCCTTTTCGTTGCTGTGATAAGCTTACTGCTCTGTATATCGTTAATATCTTTACATCCATCAGGGATAGGCATTACATATAATCTTTTTTTACCCATGAATAGATTTCCAACAGTTTCCTTAGCTCTATTACCTGCATCATCTTTATCAAAAGCTAAAACTAACTCCTCTATAGGACTGTTTATTATCAGATCCTCCTGTTTAGTACTTAGTGAGGCTGATCCTAAAGCTATTGCAGGTATTCCATGAGACCAAAGGTAGAGGGCATCTGTCTCAGACTCCACTACAAAAGCTCTATTAAGTTTCATTTTATAAATAAAGTGTAGTCCATAGATATGCTGTTTGATCGGCTGACCTCCTTTTAGATACCAAAATACTTTATTAACGGTATTTCTAAACTTAATATTAATGAGGTTTCCATCCTTATCAAACCATGGGATTACTACTGCTTTACTTTTATTGTCATATCCAATCTTAAAAGATCTCTGTACCTGCTCAGAAATACCCCTATCAGTAAGGTAAGAGTTCCTAAAGGCAAACATCTTAAGATCATCCAAAGATAGCTCTCTGTAGCTCTCTGTAGCCTCTAACTGTATGTTAAGGGTAAGGGCATCTACATCATCTAGGATCAGTCTGTACTTTTCGATCAGGTAAGTCTCAGCCTCCTCATAGGTAACACCCATTAGGAACGCTAGTAACTTTGTAAAATTACCCTTAAACCAATCTCCATCCATTGCTCCTGAGTCTATCCATGTACCATTATCTAAATTAACAGCAAAGCTAGGAGTATGCTCCTCCCTAAAGGGACTGCAGGCTTGTAGTTTATTACCTCTTACCACCGCTTTAGAAAGTGTCTCTACATAAGGATCTATCTCCTCAGCATAATCAATTTCAAGCTCATTCTCTCTAACTAACATTAGCTTTCCTCCTCAGCTATCTTTTCTGCACATCTATAACAGAGTACATTACTCCTTAGAATAATTAACTCATCCTCTGGACTAAATTCTCTACTGCAAACAGTACATATCATTAACAAAGCACCTCTCCTATTACTACTATTTCTGTAAGGAGCAAAGGGAAAATAGTCCCTCTACACTCCACAACCACAAAAGGTATAAACTCATCACATGAAAAATCTTTCACTATTAACACTATTTCTAGCTGTTCTCTTACTATTGCTTTCTTTCCTACTAAACCATAATTACCCAAACTCAAAACCTCTTTCTTTTTATTAGATATAATCTATTACTGTTGCCTCTTTTATATAGCCATGATTATAGTCAGTGTGTAGCGTGATCTCTTTATCTACATGAGGAGTCCTAGCCTTAGCTATTTTTATCTTTCCTACCCCATCTAATGCATCATATGACAGCACTGTACTAGCATCCTGAATTACTGCAATTGTCTCTGAATACTGATGTATGTCAGGAGGCTGTACTAATCTAGAGCCTGTCTCAGAGTCTGATTTATTCTCTTTCTCAGCACTTGTAGGAGTCTGATGTACTACTATTCCTACTACTCCATATCTAGCAAACAACTGACGTAAAGATCTACTTGTATTACTCATATTGTTTCTGTTTCCATCTCTGCCTTTATGATCCATTAAGTTAAAACCATCTATAATAACCATTTTTATCTCAGGATTAGCCTGTAAGTCTGCCTCAATTACATCTATTCCTAAGCCCTTAGGTAAGTGCTCCATAGTTTTTATAATGTAAGGAGTCTCATTATCCTCATTGAAACCATCTAAAAAGCTTTTATAAGATGTCTCATTAGATAGCTGACCTGACTTTAGATTAGAGTTATTAAAGTGACCTGCTAAAGTGTCATTCCTTTGTGACTGTTGAGTATAAGAAAGCTCAGGAGAGTAATGTAATACTCCAAAGTTGTTAGACCACGCTACAACCCCTAAATGAGAGGCTATCCATGACTTACCTCTGTTTGTATAAGCTTGTAACAGTACATAATCTCCAATCTCAAAGCCTCCTCCTAGATACTTAGAAAGCGTTGGATAAGGAGTAGGTATGAACAGTTGAGTTCTATTCTCTTTGCTGTCCTCATAAGTATCCCATCTGTCTTTCCCTGTAGTAGCAAAGTTCTCTCCTGCATTGCTTTCAGAGGATGTATTTTCCTTAATAGAATTAACCTCATCAGCTAACCAAGTAATAAAGTCTGTCCCTGATAGATCATTAAATTTCTTTCCTGCTTGTCTCTGCAGTATCTCAATTGCTCCACGTTTAGCAGTGGCTGACTTTAGACTCTTAGCTAAGTAACCAAAACTATCAGCTACCTCAGGCATGTACTCAAAGTCATCAAACTTATCTACAACCGTTCTATAATCAGGTATCTCTCCAAACTCTGAGTTATAGCTTTTAACAAACTTATATACCTCTGGTAAAGCATAAAAGTCAGTCTCTTTTACATTAAACTTATTCAATATTGTTACATTCTGCTCATCTATTACTTTGCTCATTATCTGATTCTCTACCATACTCATAATGACTGCCTCCTATTATTCAAATAAACTATCTAATCTGTTATCCTTACCTGTAAAACCTACTTTAACTGTCGCTCCTGCAATCCTACTTGCTATCCTATCTCCTAAGTGCTTAGCAAGTTCATCCATATTTACATTAGAGGTATAAATAGTAGCTCCTGTATCTAGCTGACTGTCTCTGTAATCAATGATCTCATACAGCTCATCCTCAAAAGACTCTGTTACTCTAGATCCTCTAGTAGCTATATCATCTATTACTACTAACTCAGTTCTTTTTAAAGCATCCTTAAGATCATAATATCTAAGGGAGGCTTGTTCTTTTTGTCCAAAAGTTCCTCTAAACTGAGCATTAAAGCTATTCTGTAACTCAGTTGCTTTTACAAATAAAGCAGGATTGTCTTTCATTGTTTGATCTCCTTTAAAGTAAGTCCTAGACCTCTCTATCAGAAAATGATTAAGAATAGCAGTAGCAGTAGTAGTCTTACCTGTACCTGTTCCAAACTGATTAGTTTTAGTAGGGATGCTATATAAGAATAAACCTGCATTTTTTTCTTGAGTAAAGTAGAGTATTCTTTCTATATATTGCTTAACAATCTTATACGCCTTAGGATTAGCCTCCTCAATAGGTAAGTTCTCTAATCTAGTGTCTCTATATTTCTTAGGTACTCCTGTAGTAGCCCATAAGCCACCTTTTCCTCCCTCAACTCCATGCATGAATGTACACGCAAAACACGTATAGTCACATGTTCGCTCCACCTTGTCAAAACTACATTCTTTATCTAAATTACTCATTACTTGTTTCCTCCTCTACAAACATATCTAAAAACTTGTCTGAGTCATCTTGCTCAATTGCTACCTTTTCTCTTTCAGCTTGTTTCTTAGTATTAGCCTCATCCTGCTGTATCTCTCCATAAGCCTTATTTGCTACCCACGTTGCTAACATAGGGATTGTAGGTAGTGGATACTTGTCATTACCCCAACTAGACTTATACTTTTTGATTGATACCTCAATAACTTTAAGCAGTGTCTCCTCATCAAAAGCAGGGATCAGCTTATTTTTAATCATCTTAATATCTCTGCCATAATTGATAGCGTATCCTTGACCGTATTCTTTCTCATACAGCTCACAAAAGTAAAAGGCATAATCTTTACTGTTCATGGGCTTTTTATCCTCAGGAGCAACTGTTTCTGCCTCTGTAGGTAATACCTCTGCCTCCTCTGAGTTAGAAACCTCTCCTCCTGTTACATAATAAAGACTCCTTTTTCTTGTTCCATTACCAACTAGCTCCCTGCGTAACAACCTCTGCCCATTTATCTCAACCTCTAACAGCTCATTAATTAGTTTGTTTACAGTATTAACTGATTGACCTGTTACCTCAGCTAAGTGCCTCTGACTAGGAAACGCTTTGCCCTCCTCATCCATACAACTTATAAGAACCATAAGCAGTCCTAATCTGTTAGCACCTACCTCTTTTATCATTCCACTTTGTACTGCCTCTAAGTCAAAACATACTCTACCTCTGTTGTATACTGAGTCTGAAACATTGTCATAACCATGACTCCAATCTACAGATACCAATGGATTAATTGTTTTTTTCATTTTTTCTATTCCTCCTTATTGCTTTACATACATACCATTAGACACCGTACCAATAACTGTGACAGCTACATTAATTCCTTTGTACCAATTACTGCTACATAGTATATAGATATATATAAAACCTAAGATAGAGATAGAGATGTAGTAATAGGTACAAGTTTTTGGTACGGTAAAGCAAAGATCATACCAATAACTGTTACAGAGGGTTATTTAAGCAGTTGTATTGTATGATTACTACTACTAGAGTATGCCCTGCTGTTAATTTATGGACGTTTAAGAGACTTTACCCCTCTTTGCCTATACTTATGTTAATTAAAGACAAAGCAAAAGAGAGAGGCATTATAGCCCCTCCCTTAACCTCTTACTATTTAATTAACTTTACATACTTAGGATTAGCAGTAATAAACGTTCCTGACTTAAGCTTATACATTGTAGATCCTCCTACTTTTACTGTATCAGCAATAGTAAAGACTGCTCCTTTATGCACTAAATCAACTTTATCAGTCCAATTAGCTGAGCCATAGTACCATAAGCTTTCTACAATAACCTCTAAAAGCTGTTTAGGACTCTCTTTAGTTACTGAAAGTTTGTCTCCTTTGTATATAATGTTACCTTTCAAACCGTTAAAGCTCTTAATTTCTTCAACAGATATGCCATTATCCTTAGCAATACTCCAAAGAGTGTCCCCACTTTTAACAGTATAGAACCATGATGTAGGCTTAGCAGTAACTACTACTTTCCTAGATGCTCCAAAGTGCTCAGCAATTCCTAAAGCAATAGAAATACCTACTTTCTGCATTACAGCACTATCCCTCATCTTATCAATGTCAATAATGCTATCCATAAAGCCTCCCTCTATTAAAATAGCAGGAGCTTTTGTTTCTCTCAATACATGAAAGTTAGCCTCTTTAAGTCCTCTGTCTTGTAAACCATATGCCTTAACCATTTTACTATGAACAATCTTAGCCAATTTCTTAGAGTTAGCAGAACTGTTAGGATAAGTGTAGGTTTCAGTACCACCCCAACTACCCCATTTACCATTGTTTGCATTATGATGGAAAGATACATATGCATCTGCTCCCCATTTATTAGCCTGATCTGTCCTGCTAGATAAGGATACATCTGTTTTGCCTGTCTCATCATCTACTCTTAAGATAGAAATACTAGGATAATTTTTAAGCTCTTTAATAGTAGCAACTGCTACCTCATTATTAAAAGACCATTCTCTTTCCCCTGCAGGACTACGTTTACCTGCTGTATTGATTCCATGTCCTACATCTATTACTAATTTACTCATTAATATTGCCTCCTTTTAAAATATAAAAAGAGCAAAGCCTAAGCCCTGCTCCTCCCTATTAAATGCATAACTACCCTTTGTCTTTACGCAATTTATCATTTTCATCAGATACTTGAGCTAACTTTTCTGTAATTACCTTAGGCATCTTAACTCCTAAAGTTTCCAGATTCTCAACAACTGACAAACCCTCATTACCTATGCCTGCCCATGTCATCATAGTAGCAAAGATAGGCTGTCCTCCATTAACTGCTATGTCTAAAACATATCCAAAAGTAACAGCTAAGATCAGCCCTGCTTTTTTCATAAGTCCAACATGCATGAAAATGGATCTAAGGTTTTTCTTTTGTATCCCTTTAAGCACACCACTAATAATATCTAGTGCCATTACCATTAAAAGGATCTGAAAAGCTACGCTAGTATTACCTGAAACAAATGCATACAAACTACCAGCTCCTGCCACAATGTAGGTAGCTCCTTTGTCTAAATAACCCATTAAGCAACCTCCTCTCTCAATTAATCTAGATTTATCTCCAAACAAAAAAGAGACCTGCAGGGTAAAAACCTCTGCAAACCTCCTCATTATATAGTTTATCCAAACTGACCTTATTAAAGTAAAGTTACTCAGCTACCCAACTATCAGGCAAGTAAGTATAAATAGTAGGATCTTCCTGCCCTAATGTCCACATTGCAATACCTTTACATCCATAATCAGTAATCATTGTAGCAGTTCTAATAAACCCTACTTTATCACTGTTATATGAGATACTCATGCCCTCAGAGTCTCCTACATAGAACCTCCTAAACCATATCCCTGCATCTAACATCCTTATTACTACCTCATGAGAACCCTCTACCCATCCTGCTATTTCAGCTAACAGTTTGTTCTGATAATCCCTGCTCCAATCAGTAAGCCTGTTGCCCTCAGCATCTACTGTTTCTGTCTCAAGGATAGTACCTGCAATAGGATTAGTATTTTCTGGTACACTTTCCCCATCAGCATCACTAGGGTTCTTAACTGCCTCAGACAGGTCTGCAGGGTAACCATTATAGATCAGAAAGCCATACTCATCTAAGGGTACAGTACGCTCTACTGCTCCATATATATCAGATACAACCCCATCCACTGTTATCTCAAGCCTTTCCATACGTTCAAAACGCTCTAAACTACTTAAGGTATATCTGTATAGCTTAGCTCTAGCTCCTTTAACATAAAGACCAAAAGCTCCTCCTACTATAGTTCTTGAGGGAGTGTACTCATTAATATAAACTCTGTCATTAACTCTTATACTAATCTTTCCCTTAAGCACATAAGCAGTAAGAGTAATTCTTTGCCCTTTCATAGCCTGTAAACTAAGACTCATAGGAACAGTATACTCTGTAGTAGATACTCCTGTAGATGGATCTTGCCATACTAACCTTATTTCTCCTTTAGCATGATCTAATAAAGCAAGGTATCCATTATTTGTACCTTGAGACTCCTCAGCCAATAAGCGTAACCCATATAAACCATCATCTGCTGAGTCCATTACCACCTCAGCCTCTACCATAATATCACTGATAAACACTGCATTAAGCATAAATTGACTAGTTCCTAATCTGCTGTCTGTTCTTGCATGACTATAATCAGAGCCTATATGAGCTGTCCATGATCCCTCTGTATAGCCTCCCTCTGTTGCTACTTTATAATATCCACTGTTAAGAATATTGAAACCCTCTCCACTTGTATTAACATAACTAGCAAAGATGTCCTCCCAAATAATAGCAGGTCTAGGAGGTCTGCGTAAAACCTCTCCAACTAGATCCATACTGTCTGGAAACTGAGCCTTAACTTTGCTAACAGATCCATCTGCTAACTTATCTCCTCTCCTCATGAAAGGGTAGGTACTTGTAGGTAGTATAATATCTCCTCCTGATAAGTTATGCTCAAAACCTTTTACTGCTACTACTCCTCCAATAATCACTCCATTAGAATTACCTACCTCAACTGTAATAGGAGCAGAACTTGTAAACTGTCCTAAGTCAAAGAAATGATCTTTCTGCATTAAACTGATAGAATACCAATCTCCTGCAGATAAGCTAACAGCTACCCCATCAACATAAATAACTGTATCACTCTTATCATAAAATGGGAAAGTTACTTGTACAATAAGATTAAATGTCCCTGTAGCGTTTAGGTTATAGACTAATCTACCCTCTTTATCGCTTTCAAGTCCTGTAGGTAGCCCTGTATCTGGATGTAAATATAAAGGTAATACTCTGTATTTAGTCCAATTAGTGACAGGTAGATCCCCTTTTACCTCAGACATCTCTACTACACCTGCTACCTCAGTTCTACCACTTAAGCTATCAGGAGCAGTTTTATAATCTAGTACATCTGTAAATAATGCTCTCTGAGTTAAGCTATAGTTTGTGACATAATCTCCACCTTGTGCCCTATTAACTCCTTTAAAGCCTGCTCCTCCATCAGAGCTAAGTGTAAATCTGTCATAGACATGAGGATAATTTATCTGATAGTCACTATCTGGATCATTATAGCCTGCAAAGGGGATAAAGTCCTGATCCCTAAAAGGAAACTCACTATAAGAGGGATCATCTGGATTAGGGTAGACTGTTGTACCGTCATTATGAATGTATGAGCCATTCTGCATCTGTACCATCTGTTTAAAGTCAAAAGTTACACCCATACGCTCCTCATTTAAAGACCATCTCCTACCATAGCCTGCATTACCTACATAGACATCCTCAGCTTTCCATAGTCCTCTGTCCTCTACATCTTTAACATGCTCTAAAACCTGCTCTAGCCACCATAAAGGAGTACTAGCTCCTGGACTTGAGCCTCCCCAACTAAAGTCATAGGTCATTAACTGAAACTCATCCACTGCCTGCACACCATTTACCTCAGCTTTAGCAACAGTTTCATAATTGTGCCACCCATAATAGCTAGGAGTGTAATCTCCTGTCATTGCAAACAAGTTTACTCTTAATCCTAAGCCTAAAGGTAAACAAACCTCTCTTTTTACTCTAGCTAAAAGGTCTGCAAAGAGCTGATCCTCTCCCTCATTAGACCATGTTTTTTCCATATCAATCTCTATATCAGAAATAGGAAAGCCTTTATCTAAGTAGATCTGAGCTATAAGTTTACTCTGTCTTATTAACTCATCTTGAGCATTTACATAAATGACATTTCCATTAGCATCTGTCCTATTTACAAATACAGTAGCTCCTGTAGAGGTATCAGCATCAAACAGAGGCTTAAGATCATTATTTAACAAGCTAGTTACCCTGTCTCCACTTAAGTTAGCAGTAGCTAATAGCTGTATAGCCCATCTAATCTTAGGATACTTATGCATAAAATAACGCAAACTAGTAGGAACAGGTAACTCTATATCATCCTCTGCAGTATTTAATACTCTCTTATTAGGATCATTATAGTAGTAGCCATTAGGGTAGACTATCTGCCCATATCCCATATTAAATATATCTCCATTGTCACTGATACCAAACTCATGCATACCAATAGAGGCAAACTTTTCAGGATACTTTTCTAGCATCTGTACAAAGCCTTTTACTTTTTCATTACTAAACTTGCTTACTGCCTCAGGATCAACTAACTCATATTCTTTGCTGTTCCATGATTCCCCATCTTTTAACTTGTAATAAGAGTCAAACTGCCCTGTAGTAGGTCTGCTCAATGTCCATGTCATAAACTCCATTAGTATTTAGCTCCTCCCTTAAATTGATTAAACTCAGCATAACCATAGAAACCTACCCCATTATCTTTAAGGTAGGTAATCTCCTGCTCATTATCTCCATACTCATCAGTCCACGTTACTATTTCAGTTACCTCTCTATAAAACTCTAGCCTGATCCTAAAAGTACCATAAGGAGTCATCATAAATCGCTGTCTGACATCTTTAAATGTATTACCGTTTAAGGTTATAGTGCCCTGTTGTAATGGTTTTTCAGCTCCATTTAAACTAGCAGTAAACTCAGAGGCAGTAAGCTTAATCTCCTCGCCTGCCTTACCTGCACCAAAGTAGAACTCCCTTGTATACTTATAATTTAAGGGATGCTCCTCTAAAGTAGGGTAATCATATGAGTCATATTTTCTATCAGGTACAAGTGTCCCATATGCAGTACTAATCCTAAGCAGGTCATAATCATCCTTAGCTGTAAGGGATAAGTCTAAAGCACTTGTAACAAGCTCCTGTGTATAGTCCTCATTAACAACATTAGGCAAAGCAATAACATCTGATCCTCTGCCCATAATATTAAAGAATCTATTAGTAATATTTTCATAAACTTTAGGCTGTACTCCCTCTTTAACAGGATTAGTAACGGTATTAAGAAAGTCATTCTCATCTATTGTAAAACTGACTTTATTAAGGATCTCACTTGTATTAGGAACAGGAACAGAAACCTGACTCCCTGCTTGTAATTGCAGATCTGTTACATTAACATCCCCTAAAAAGTTATCTGCTTTTAAGTTAAACTCTACATGATCTACTCTCTTATTTGTATCTACGTCAAGGGTATAGATATATCTCTTATAATCCTCAGCCATTATCCATCCACCGTCCATCTTATTTCTGAGGGATGTCCTGCCCATTTAGTACTAATACTGCCTCCTTGTAGCATTATATCAGTAACATTAAAATCTCCCTCTGTATTCTCTATAAGGAGCTTTACAGTTATTTCTACTGCTCTGCCCTTATTAGTGTCTATCATCTCATTAAGTTGTGTATACATTTATCTAACCTCCTTAACTATGTCAGAGATATGAATTTAACATCAGTAGATCCATCCTCATAGCTAACTGTTACCTCTACTCCTACTCTGCCTCCCTCAGCAACTTTAACTGAGTTTGCTTGAGCATTGAAACTTATTGAGTAGCTGTCATGGTTACTAGGATAGACTGTCTGATACATTTCTTTATCTCTGCCTAACTCTCCAACAGCACTGAAACTAGCTCCTCCACTTTTTCCACTGACAGGATCAATGTCCCATCCATTACTTTGCCAATAAGACATCCCATCATCAGCCCTACTATTAAGCAGATAATTAAATACACTTAGATCTAGCATCTCGCTATGGTCTACACTATCCCCACTGTCCAACCTATCCCCAAAGTCATTAACACCTGTTAAAAGATCACTTATTGTCTTAGCTTTACTTTCTAAGGTAAGCTGAGTTTTATGAGGCTCTATAACGTTATAGCTCCATTTCATTACTCTTGTATTTATGTCAAGTTTAAGCTCTTTATCATAAACCCTAACAATACCTCCTATAGCAAACTGTTCATGCTCTAACCCTGCTCTATTGCTCAGCTCAGCCATCTTAATAGTATAGCTTGCTCTAGGTCTAGCTAAGGTCTCAAGTGCTATCTCTATTACCTCTTTTAAGTGGAAAGGATTAGTAAATCTTTCATCCTTAATGGTTCTTACCCTCACTCTAGAGGTATAACTAAAGTCCTCAACGTATGGTATTCCATCATTAGCATCTGCAATAGTCATATCATTTTTACCATAAGCATATAATTTAGTAATAAGATCCCTTGTATCATAGTAAGCCTCAATGTCATCAGCGTTTTTGTTATATGAGATACTAGCCCCTGTATTTTTTCCTATAGGATTAACTAATCCAACTGTCTTAGCCTGAGTATCAAATACTAGCTCTCCTCCATATAAAGACTCTACCTCAGATAAAACCTCAAGCCTGTTCTTACTTATGTCTACCCTAAGAGTACGTTTATTAGTTAGCTCAATGACACCTACAGCCCATCCTGTACCCTCTAAAACACTAGAGATAAGTGTACCTGCTAACATGTTTTCCCATTCTGTAACTGTTAGAATATCTGCATATTGCAGGTCATACCACAAAGCCTCAGCAAAGATCTCAGTAGTTCTACTTTTCTTAAAGTCTGAGATCTCCCTGATAACATAAATAGTATCAAACATTAGTAAATGACTCTCATTAGCTATAAGATGCCTTTTGCTGTCATCCATAGGAACACTTAAAGTAAGCTCATCTAAGCCTCCTACCTCCTGATCTAAAATGACATCAAAACTGTTCTCTAGAATAGCTATCTGATTAAGAGACTGATCTAGTACAATAGGTCTATCTCCTATCCTAGCTTTTAATTTCTTTAATCTTTTATTTAGTGCAACATTGTATTTAATCCTATTTAAGGAGTTATAATTTACTCCTTTAAGCATATTGTAGTTAATCAATTTTTATTCTCCCTCCTATCTATCCACCTACAGAGACTGTTTTAACTTGCAATGAGGCTGTAACTGTCCTAGCTAATGCTCTAAAGTAGCTAGTTAATGTAGCAGGTAAAGTAGCAGGTAACTTTGTAGCATTACCTATGGGCATGGTAGCACTGTTATCTATTCTGTACCCTGAGTAAAAGTCTGATCCACTTGCATTTTTAAAAGTTGCTGATACAGGAGCTTTAATCTCAATAACTTTTCCTAAACTTTCTGCCCTTGTAGTTTTCATAGCAGTTTGAGAAAATTGATTATTACTAAATCTAGCAGTAAAATATAATCCCTTTTGTAAAATAACTGATCCACTTAATGCAGTTGCATCTTTGCCTCTAGTAAGAGGTTTATCATAGGTAACATTATCGCCACTTGCCTGAAAGTCTGCAGTTTGAGCTATCAATTCCTGAGGTATTCCATTAACACTGCTGTAGATACCTAAAGTAGTATTATAGC